TGCAAATTTTAATATTTTAAATTCACAAGTTGCATCTCTGTACGGAGTTTTTCAAGTAAATATCCAGGGCAGTGGAACAGACGAAGCAGAAGAAGTATTATTTAAAATATACAATCAAAGCACAGGAAACTACTTCTCTATCAACGTAGATGGACTAGAGATTGTGTACTCTTTATATTACTCAGGAATATCTCAAGAAATATATCGTACAGATGAGTTTGAGATAGAAGAACTTTTTGCTGCTGGAATTAATATTCAAACACTAGTAAATACATTTGGTGGAAACCTTGCAACATTCTTTGGTAATCAAAACTCTCTAAGCCTTTATGTTGGTGGAGATAACTCTGGATCTAAAACCTTTAAGGGGTATATCTTTTCTGTTGGATTTTCAACAGAGTTAAACTCAAATTCAATATCTAACTATTTTGATGATAGTGGAATTGCAATCATTGACACCTATAGTGGAAGCGGAATTGAGTCATCTGAAAATGCACTAGCATTATTGTCACACACAGCAAGTTATACACTTTTGCCAACATATGCCTATGGCAGTTTGTTCCTAGATATTGGTGTTTCAGGGTATTGGGAAGACTACATGCCACTATCTTATTTTGCACAGTTTGTTCAAAATGATGTAGGAAATTCTTTTTATGATTTAGATTTTTTACAGTTTAACATTGGTTATCCATCACCATCAAGCCTACTTGAAGCAGAGACAACTGGATCTTGGACCTATGAAGAATTGGCTAGTTCATATTCTTTGCCAACACAAAGAACATACCAGCAACTAGATAACTCTTTGCTTACTGGTTGGAATAACTATCAAGACCTTAAAGAAAAGGCTTTAAAGTATTATGAATATAACACTGAAGGTGCAGCGGTTAGAAGTTATGTTACTTTTCAGTATATTGCTGACGGAGCAAACTTATCACAAGATAATTTTACAACAACTATTCCTGCAAAAGAAAATGCTGTAGTTGATGTTTCGGAATATTCTTCTTGGTCAACTACAAAGTTTGAGGTTGTTGATAATACAATAATTTATCCAAGAAAAGATGTTGACTTTAATAGTTTAGCAATTGTTTATCATCTTGATTTTAATATTCGTGGAATACTAACAAAGCCAGTTTTACTAAGAAAACTTGAACTTGCATCCCAGGCACTAAACGATAACTCATTTAATCCTATTGGAACTCGTTTTGGAACAGACCTTTTCCCATATAAACGCTCTGGACTATATTTTGATTATAAATCAAAGAACCCGTTTAGTATTTATAAGGGAAGTACTCCATATCTATATATAAATAGAACATCTGGAATACAGGTTCGTGGAGATTTTGATTCAAACTTTGATCGTGGAATTTCTATACCAATTAATCAATCTCTTGCAGAAAACTATAGAGTAAGCGCAATGCAGTCTTGGATAAGGTATGATCAAGAGTCTTTTACTGCAACACCAATTCCATTATTTGAGATAAGGCATAAAGCAGACACTGTTGTTTTCTTTGTTGTAGCCAATGATGAGATTGGTCAGCGAGGCAGGGTTTATGCTAAAAATAAATCAGATAACTCAGATTTTCAAGGAATATCATATTACATTAATGGAACACTTGTAAGAGAGCCAGTGTTAACAATTAAAGAATGGTCAGCCCTTGGTATTAACTTTGGAGAAGCAGTAAACTTTGACTTATTTATAGGATCAATCAATTTAAATAGTCCAGCACTATTTAATAATGTTGCATATTATCAGGCAAATAACCTTCAACAGGTACAGTCTAAGATTAATAGACCATGGCTTAAGGTTAAGCAGGAAGGGATTACAAATAGAGACTGGTCTTTCTGGCTAAATAATTATACTTGGGAAGGCGTTCTAGTTATTTCTGCCTCAGCCCTATATGGAGTTAACGCTCAGGATGTATATAAAACCTATATTGGAACTAATAAGATTATCGTTGATGATGAATCAGGCATGATTTTTGATGCAGATAAGATGAAAATATACAATGATACAACATGGTCAATATCCGTAGGTACACCAGTGTAATCTGGTATACTTGTGGTTATGGATTCTTTAATAAACCCAAAAACTGGTAAACCAATAGTTGAAAATGTACGACGCAAGGTCATTGATAAGCACTATGACTGGGGTCTATACGTATACAAAAAATCAAATGGAAAGTGGTTTACTGATGGAACTGGTTCTGTATTAAACATTCCCGCTGAAAAAGGTGACATCTCAAAGATTGCAGAACTTAAAAGGGTTGCTATATTTCATGGTGATGATGGACAAGGCACAGCCCACTTTGTTCCTGGACTAACTAGAATATCTGAAGAAGAATATTCAGAACAAAAAGATAGAATGAGACAGGGTTTAATTCCAAATGTTAATGACTTAGGCGCAATCGCCGATGCACAGAAAACATTAAAAACACACGGAAGGGATGCATACGAAAGTGACTGATGATGATAACCTACAGTATGTTAGAGCAAGTCTAAATACTCAAGAACAAGAAGAAAGTCAATTTAAAGCAAGCGACCCATTTAATAAAAACTGGGAAGAATTAAAAGAGTATTCTGGTTTAGACCAAAACTTCCGTCGCCGTGTAGCAAGACAAGTAAGTAAAGCAATAACTCCAACTGAGGCATATCTAGACTCTGCAAATGCAACTCCTTCTGGCGTAGATGCTGGATCAAAGGCTTTGAATCCTGGAACGGTATACAGAAATGGATACGGTCTATTTGACGTAATTACACCACCATACAACATGTATGAACTTGCAAACTTTTATGATACATCTTTTGCTAACCATGCAGCAATTGATGCAAAGGTAGAAAACATTGTAGGTCTTGGATATCGTTTTGATATTGCAGATAGAACCGCTCTTAGACTAGAAATGTCAGATGACGAATCAGCAACAGATAGAGCAAGAAATAGAATTGAAAGAGCAAAGATTGAGTTACGTGATTGGTTAGAAAACCTTAACGACGATGACAGTTTTACAAAGATCATGGAAAAAGTTTATACAGATGTTGAAGCAACTGGTAATGGATTTATTGAAGTTGGAAGAACTACTAAGGGTGAGATTGGCTATATTGGCCATATTCCAGCAACGACTGTTCGTGTTCGTAGACTCAATGATGGCTTTCTTCAGATTATCGGACAAGCGGTTGTTTACTTTAGAAACTTTGGGGCTAACAATCCAAACCCAGTAACAGCAGATTCAAGACCAAATGAAATTATTCATATAAAGTCTTATTCTCCATTAAACACCTATTATGGAATTCCAGACATTGTTTCTGCAATGCAATCTTTAATTGGAGACCAACTAGCATCAAGATATAACATTGACTACTTTGAAAATAAGGCTGTGCCAAGATACATTATTACACTTAAGGGCGCAAAACTATCTGGTGATGCCGAAGACAAAATGTTTAGATTCCTTCAGACTGGATTAAAATCTCAGTCTCACAGAACGTTATATATTCCACTTCCTGGTGATACAGATGGCAACAAGGTTGAATTCAATATGCAGCCTATTGAAAACGGTATTCAAGATGGATCATTTAAGGAATATCGTAAACAAAATCGTGATGATATTTTAATTGCTCACCAAGTACCTATTTCAAAACTAGGTGGATCAGAATCTGGTCTTGCAGCAGCACTATCTCAAGATCGTACATTTAAAGAGCAGGTTGCACGACCTGCCCAACATCATCTTGAAAAGGTTGTTAATAAAATCATCAAGGAAAAGACAGACGTTCTTCAACTTAAGTTTAATGAACTAACCCTTACAGATGAAATTGCCCAATCTCAGATTATTGAAAGATATGTTAAGACTCAGGTAATGACTCCAAATGAGGCTCGTGAAGCACTAGATTTGCCACAGAGAAAAGATGGAGACACTCCATTTACAATGACTCCAAGACAGGCAACAGATGCTAGAGCAAACCTTGCTGGTAATCGTCAGCGGGATGCACAAAGAACTAATAGTCAATCAGATGGAACAGCAACTCTTGATGGACGTAATCCACAAGGAGAGGGAAGAGCGTCTCAATAATTGAGAAATCTCTTAAAACATTTGGTATAATGGATAACGATATGTTAATCAATAAAGCACACTGGACAACAGACAAGGATAGCGTCCGTCTGTCAATGCCTATTGGCAAGGTAGACATAGAACGCAGAATGGTATCTGGTTTTGCAACTCTTGACAATATTGACAAGCAAGATGATATTGTTACAACTGAGGCAAGTCTTTTGGCATTTAAAAATTTCCGTGGGAATCTAAGAGAAATGCACCAACCTTCAGCGGTAGGAAAGATTGTCTCATTTAAAGAAGATAAGTATTTTGACCCTAATTCAAAGAAGTTTTATAGCGGAGTTTATGTATCTGCATACGTATCAAAGGGTGCACAAGATGCCTGGGAGAAAGTCCTAGATGGCACATATAGTGGTTTTTCAATTGGTGGAAACATTAAGTCTTGGGATGATGCATACAATGCTGAAATGGACAAGGCAATTAGAGTTATTAAAGACTACGATCTTTATGAACTATCTCTTGTAGATAGCCCAGCAAACCAATTTGCAAGCATTATATCTGTTGAAAAGGTAAATGGACAAAATGTTATTTCTGGAGCATCAGTAGATGCAGTAATTGAAAATGTTTTTTACGATTCTGAAAACGGTATCGTATTAGTCTCTGACTCAGAAACAGCAGAAAGCCCAGTCAGTGGTAAGAACATGGAAAACATTGGTTTCGTAGAAAAAAATGATAACGAAAAAGCAAACATGATAAAGTTCTTAGTTGATAGTGCTAAAGGCATTAGTACAATTAAGATTACAAAGGAGGTAAGTCAAATGACAGAAACAACAGAAGCAGCAGTAGATGCTGTAGTTGAGAATGTTGAGATTACTCCAGAGGCACAGCCAGCAGAAGTAGAAACTCCTGCAGTCGTTGACGAAGCACCAGCAGAACTTGCTGTAGCAAAGTCAGACGATGGTGGTGCAGTTCCTTCTGCTCCAGTAGTAGAAGAAGAGAGCGTTGCTCCAGAAGTTGAAGCCGAACTTGCTGTAGCAAAGTCAGATGAATCAATTGTAGATGCAGTTGCTGAAATCAAGAACTCTCTTACTAATGCCTTTGGCGATCTCGCTGCAACCATTAAGTCTCTTAATGAGCAGGTTGAAGCACTTAGCAAGTCCGTTGACACTGTGTCTACAGAAGTAACACAAGTCAAAGGTCAGTTCAATGAGTTTGGAAAGAGAGTAGATGCCGTTGAGCAAGATACCGCTTTCCGCAAGTCTGGCGATCTAGGCGAGATCGTGCAGTTTGAGCCTGTAAAGGTTCAGAAATCCCTATGGGGCGGACGTTTCCTCAAAAATTCCGACCTATTTAATTAACAATATATTCACTAGGAGGTGAAATAATGTCAGAACAAGATAAAGATATAGCCAAGAACTATCCAGGTTCAGGTGGCTCAGGAGCAGAAATTAACTCCCAGGGTGCACTCGTATCAGGTGGTGTTGGTAGTGCTACAGGTTTAGACTCAGCAGCAGCGTCTGTTGGATCACAACTCGGTAACACAGCAACAGCAAACTTCGGTGTAACATCTGGAGCAAATGCTGTAAACCCAACTGGAACCGCAGGTGGTATTCTTGCACCAGAACAGGCTCGTCGCTTCATCGACTACGTGTGGGATGCAACAGTACTCGCCAAGGATGGTCGTAGAGTTACGATGCGTGCTAATACAATGGAAATCGAAAAGGTTAACGTTGGAGAGCGTGTAATTCGTGCAGCAGCACAGGGTAGCCCAAACTACACTAATGCTGGAGCAACATTTACAAAGGTAGAACTTACTACAAAGAAGATTCGTCTTGATTGGGAAGTTTCTACAGAATCACTAGAAGACAATATTGAAGGTGCAGCACTTGAAGATCATCTAGTTCGCTTGATGACAAATGCATTCGCAAACGATATTGAAGATCTTGCCATTAATGGTGATGGTCGCACAGGTGACTTCTTGTCAATCATGAATGGTTTCGTAAACCAGGAAAGAAATAGCGCAGTTGTTGGAACAACCGATGCACATGAGGCAGTTGTTGCTGTCACTAATGATGCTTGGACTCCAGCAGTAATGCAGGAGATCGTTCTAGCAATGCCACGTAAGTATCGTGCAGTTAAGTCGAACCTAAAGTTCTACGCTGGTACAGATGCTTTCCAGGGTATTGTTTCAAACAACGGTACTCTTGCAGATGCAATCGCATCAGCATTCTCAACATCAGCAGGTCTTAACGGTACAGATGCACGTCGTGAGACATACCTAGATGGAAATGCACAGACAATTGGTGGAGCACGTACAACACGTGTTCTAGGAATTGATGTAATGGAAGTTCCTTACTACCCACAGGGCTTTGTCGACTTGACATTCCCATCAAACCGTGTATGGGGATTCCAGCGTGATATTACTGTAAACCGTGAATACAAGCCAAAGAAGGATACAATTGAATACACAGTATTCGTCCGCTTTGGT